TCCTACAAATAAAGTACTAGCTGTTACAAAGCTTTGATTATATGACGAGCTCGTTGCTCCGTCAACTACTAGAGATGCAGTAAAGGTTGTTGTTACTTTATCGTAATTAACGCTTTTATCAATTAGAGTGTAGGTTTGTGTTGTTGACGTTGCGTTAGTTTCCGCAGACCTGATTAAAGCTATTTGGTGAAATTTATTATCATAAATAGAGCAGCTTACACTTGCTGTTGCCCACACACTACTAGAAGCGTTTTTTAGGAAAAATCCTAAATGCGTACCACTACCACTCTCAAAAGCTTCAATCTTCCAACGGTTTGCAGACTCTAACAGTATCCTACTTCCAGTCACATTACCAGCCATCTTCGCTCTAATCTCAACACTCATTGGAGTTAGTTGATTCTGAGCTAGTGTAGTCCATGGTGCGCTAATCTGTTGCATATCTCCAGTAGCCTCATTGGGACCAACCTTTAGTGCATAGAAAAATCGTTCGTATTGTAAGTCTGTTTTTGAATCAAATTCAGGTTCTGCTCCCCCGTACTCTCTAATTCTTAGTATAGTTTGAGGAATACCGTAGCAGTTTATTAAAGCTCTAACACCTCTTTCTGTACCTTTTGTTTTTAAAAGGAATGGTAGGTTGTTGATAATTCGTTTCCAAATTTCTTTTGTTCTCTCGTCGCTAGTTGAGTCAAAACTAGAAGCTAATGATCCAGTAGAATTAGTACCTAGTGTATAAGCCCACAACTCTTCTAATACGTTACCGTTTTCAAAATCAACTCCTAAGTTTTTAGCAACATGGTAAATTAAATCTTTACTAAAGCCTTCGTATATAGATTGGTTTCTATTAGTTGTTTCGGATATCTGCTTAATATATAAAAGCATTATATCGAAGTAGTGACCCATCATACTCACAAACAGAGTATACTGATCATTGGCTGCATCTTCTAAAACGTGTGCAGGTATAAGTTTATGTAAAGCTTGTCCGTTATTGTTGTCGAATAAGCTAGCAGAAGAATATATGCTACTGTACCACTCTTCTGCATACGAAGAAGTTACTGAGTGGTTTATGTATGGTTTACTGCTGTTTTGTTTTGGCCATGTTGATGGATAAAACTCACCATAACTACTACTTTCATAGCTACTCGATTGGTTAAAGAGGTACTTTTCGTACGAATCAAAGCTACCCAATAAAGCTGCTCGTTTTGTTTGTAAGTTAATCACGTTTGCTTGAAAAGCAGCACTACCCGTAACAGCGCTTCCTGATTGTCCAGTTAGGTTAGTACTAAGGTCTGCTATCTTTTCATTATAACTTTCTAATAAAGTTAACTTATACTTAAAATTCTCTAATCGCTCCACTGCTGATCCTAGCACTATGTGGTTAGAAAACTTTCTATAATCTACATTCAGGTTAACTCCCTCTATAAGGGATCCACTCAAAAGGCTATTAATAATACCTTCTGTAGTTTGTATATTTGTCGTTAAGATGTCGTCCCAATCCTTATAAGGAGTAGTAACTGTTGTTTGGGTTTTATTTAGTACGTCCCAGTTTGGTCCAGCAATCCTTGTTTGATTTCTTTTAGGTTTTGGTGGAACCATTGTAATGGTGTCCACGATAGGATCACTAAGCTGCTGTGCAATCCATATTCTATCACCGATAGCCACCGTTGTTGGTAGTGGTGTAGAGAATTTTAATACAATTGAAAAAGGATTAATACTAAGCGTAAATCTATCTTGGACATAATCAAACACCCTATAAGACTCTACTCCCGTATCCGTACTTTTAAATAAAAATAAGTTAGAAAGTGTTTGCGCTTTTGGCAATGCAAACAATCCAGCTGCAAAGAAGCTTAAGAAGTTAGAATTATCTAAAGTATCACTAGGTCTAGCTGTAATCCTAGCTTCAAGTCCATCTGAGCTTATCTCTTGTATTTCTACTCTATGACCATCTCCTGATCCAAGATAGTTTCTATGGAACTTATACTCAACTAAGTACTTACCAGAGGTATATCCTAAATCCTTTATATCCTGCTCTACATCTACAGTGATGTCATTCCCATCTTGGATATGGGTATCTATTCTGTAGTTTGATTCTAAAAATACGTTAACAGCATTTCTAACATCTAAGATAATTGCGTCGTTTGGATAACGATCTATTAGATTGGATTCTGATCCAAATCCCTTTATCGAGGTTGGTTGTTGTGTAGGTACTGGAAGTGGCGATGCCGCTGGTGTTTGTGTAGGTGTTTTAGCTGGCAATGCTATCCGTTCCTTCAATTCCACAGCTTTTGGGTCAACCTTAATTGAACCATTTGGAATCGTTGCTATGCTTTGTATTACTTTCTTCGCCACAGATTTTATTATAAATATGCTTGCGGAAAAGTTACTATGGGTTTTGATTATTATCCATACCTACCTGATCCTCATCAGTTATATCAGCGTCTTCCGGAATATTGCTTTCAATGTTTTCAAGCCTATCCAAACTAGCATCCTCTGTTTCTGATACCGTCTCTTCAAAGTTGACTCTATCCTCCAGCGATTGACCAGGAGTAAGTGTGCTGTCAATTCTCTGCACATCTCTTTGGTAAGATTCTAAAGCATCATTAAGAGTGTATATATCAAGTCCAGTAAACTCTGGTAGTGAGTTAGGAACTATAAAATCATACTTAAAAGTACCCGGTGCTGAGGTGTCGTTTGTATCTTGATAAAGCTTATTTCTTCGTAAACCTAACACAGTTGCTTCTGGTGGTGGAATATAATAACTAGTAAAATCATCACCAACTTCTGTTGTTTGATCAAAAAGCAAAAACTTAGCCAAAGACACTCCACATCTTGGATATCCATACTCCCTAAAACACCTTCCATTGTTAGTTGTTGCAAAGTCGCTTCGATAGATATCTTGGCGTGTCCAGGATTTCAATTCTGGTGAAGGATCGTCCATTGCTTCTGAGGTGTGAGTAAAGGTAATTAAAATCTCTACCGTTTTGGTGTTTTTTGGTATTGCAAAAGTTGATCCCACACCGAACATCGCAGCTGCTCCATAGTCTTGCAAAGCCTTATTAACACGCTTTGCGTTAATAGGAGTATCTCCACTCCATTCGGGGTGGTATGTTGTTACAGGAAAGTAACTTCCACCCTGTTGATACTTAATCTTTTTAAGAAAGAATGCAGCGTTTTTATCGATATTAGGTAAATCTCTTTGCAAAGTTGTTGCGCTGATATTTTCATTATCGCTTATCCCTAGGTTTTGGTAAAGGGGTGTTGAAATCAACTTTACCTTAATACCAACCTCTACATCTTGCAGCAACTTTCTTATATGTTGATAGTGCTCCTTTACTCTTTTATACTGCCAACCTTCAACTTCTGTGGATGTTGATGGTGTAAAATCTCCTAAACTATACCCCTCTCTTTGTTTTTTAGCTATAAAGGTAGTTAAATCTATAGCTCCGTTTGATGCGATAATCTGCTCTCCCTCATCCTCGGTATAACCTACATCCTTTAGTATGTTTTTAAACCTTCTTCTCTTAACTGCTCCACCAGTAAAATTTTCTAGTTTTAATCTATACTCATAGCCTTTAAGTTTTTGGTTTGGTATGGCTGGGTTCGGAGACATCAAAGGTAGTAAACTATCCGTGTTAGAATACGTTTGACCAAATATACGGATATCGTTATTATTGGTTATGAACATCTCAAAAACAGGATACCAGGTCAAAGGCAGGTTTGCCTTCTCCTTTATAGCAAAAACATCTACAGCAGATGGTCCTTCTATGTCTACTCTAGACAACTCGGTGTTGTTATTATTTTTGGCTATAATAGAAATTTGAGTTGTATCTTCTACAACTGGTATAATCTCTATTACACTATCCTTTACTAGGGATATGCGGTTATCTGTGTTTTTCGTTATTCTGTCAAAAAAGTCATTAGGATCTAATACGTACCAATTAAAGGTCTCTACACCATTTAATGTTGTAACTCTAATTTTATATCCTGTAATTCCTGCTCCTACGTATGCAAAAAATTGACCATTAATCTGATTAAGTCCAGTTATCTTACCATCTATTGCATTGCTGAGTTGTGATATATCAATTGTCTGACTGCAAGTAGAAACCTCTCTACCTCCATCTTTTTTGAATTTTATCTTATCTCTAGTGATGTATGTTAATACTTGATCCTCTACTTCACTCTCTAATCCTATAACTTTATTAGTATTCCTATTATAGGAATCCATCCACTTCAATCCTGGGAAGAATCCTGCATTTTTGTAAGAACTTATATCTTCGTTGGGAACTATGTTTGATGGGAATGATTTCAATACCCAATCTTCCCATCCGTCCAAGTCTCGCTCCGAACTGCTATCGGTATTTATATCAAAAAGATTTCTATCTCTCTTGTACCACTTTGCTAAAAGATGATACAAAAGTCCAGCACTACCTCCTTGACAAAAGCGAAATTCCCAGGGATAGCGATCTCCTATTGGTCTATCCGCTTTGAAGTCATAAAAACTAAATCCTGGTAAACTTCCATAATGCTTAGTTAACTGCTCATTCCTTAAAAAGGATCTAGTAATTATATCGGTACTTGTTATCCAGTTTTGAGTAGAAGATCCGTTTTTGAGTAGATTTCGATACATCATTGGGTGTAGCGTTGTTTCTATAACCTCTAAGCGGATACGACTCGACACCGTTGTTCCATAGGCATTGGTAACCTCACAAACATAAACTCCTCCAACATTAGCATTCACATCTGCTGCTGGAATGCTCAAACCTGGTATTCCTTTTCCATTGTTCAGTGAATTAACTTCCGTAATAGATGCACCATCCCTTTTCCAGGCATACTGCAGATTACTATCGTTTCCTAAACTCTGAGCGTCTACTAGCGATGGATCTTCAGCGATGATAAACATCTCAATTTCAGTTCCAGCAACTACACTATAAACTCCAAACGATGGCTCTATTTCAAAATAACTAGGACGTCCGGCTATGATTTCTCTAACCCACGTCTTTTGTCTTACGTTTCTATCCAAGTCTGAAACAATAGCTGGTGGTGCTGGGTTTTCGGGCATTAAGAAAAAGTCACCTGATCGTAATTCTTGTGTTGGAGCAACACCTGTTAGTTTAGTTGTTATCTTTTTCATTTGAGCGCAGTTTGGCTATCCTTAATTTGCGGATACTTCAGTGTGTATGTAATTCCGTTTTCATCTCTACCCTCTATTGGTGATCCGTTGAGATTAGTACCTACCTGTGGTGCCATTCCTACTGCATATAGTGTTGTTGTGTATGTAGGATCAAGCACAGTTGCTCCGGTATAAATTGTCGCACTAAGTCGATCTAGTAGGTAGTTGGTCTTTAAAAATCCAAGAGTTACTTGTTTAGATAAATAACCTCTTATATTAGTTTCAAACTCACTTTCTTCAACGATATCCACTCCATCTAACAGTGGTATTCCATAAATAGCACGTGTTAAGTTTTCCTGTGCAGCAACATCATTAACAGCTTGCGCTCGCGCTCTATATGAATTGTACAGACTAGTGATAGTTGATGAGGCACTTGCTGAAGGGAACTGATCTATATTAGATAAAAAGCTTAACACTTCTACACCCCTAACTCCTTGCTGCTCATAATTTGACACAAACGGTATTCCTAAACCTCCTTCTGCTACTGAAGTTGATAACATCTCTTGTGGTAGCTGAAATCGAAGCCCTACAACCTCATCTACTTGATAATCATCTACTACGAACGACACTTCAATACCTCCCAAACTAGAATCTTTATATAGTATAATCGGGGTTTCTGAATTAAAATCCACTAACAAGTAGTACTGATTAGCAAAACCAATATCCATCAAATCCACTCCAGACTTACGAACCATGTAGCTTAGGGTATATCTAAACCGCTGCTTCCAAAGTACATCCTTATTCTCTTCGGCAGAAAGCGCTACATTTAATTGACTGTGTATTGTAGTTGTTAAACCAGTAAGTGTAGTTTTTATAGTTTCAAACTCCTGCACCTCATCAATGGTTCTCACACTCCCAGTAGGGTGCATGTATATACTATTCTTATAAGGTTCTAGTAACAGATTCAACTCCTCTAAATTAGACTCAAAGTCTAAATTAGATAATCCATAAGCTCGTACTTCACTATTTGCTTTAAACGGAAAAATAGACCCTTGCACTACGTTAAACCTTTTTGGAGAAGCATCTCTACTTGACTGCTGCTTTAGTGATAAAGTCGTTTGGTGCTGCTGCTTTAATCTATTATCCTCAAATATCAATCTAGGTTGGGATTGGTGTGCAAAATTAACAAACAAGTCTCTAAATAACACACCCATTGGATCAAACCTCGCTTCTCTCTTTAACCCACTAACAGAAGAAACTTGTGGTCTATTATTTGTATTAAATGTAGCTTGTGTATAGTAGTTTGTCGTTGACTTATCTCCTCGCTCAACTGGAAGTAACGATAATGTAACACCAGTTACTGCTACTCTTGGAGGTGGTGCAAGAGGTATTTGCTCTACTCTTGGTTTTCCTTTAAATTTATCATTTCTAGCTACTGCAGATAGTATAAAATCAACCTCATCAGCATTACCCTTTTGTTCAAATGTATTCTTTTTATAGTTTTTTTCGTATCCTATAGTTTCAAATATTAGATCTGAACCTGAGTCTGCATAATCTTCTCCATTAGCTATGCGCCAGTCGTTGGTGTAGAAATTAATACCAACTCTAATTGTTGTTGTTTTTGGGTTAAGCCTCTCAAGCACTAGACGATTAAATTCCATATACTGGCCATGTGTTGGTCTGTCTTGTGGATTTGGGTATAACTCATCTGCTGCAAATAATACTGCGTCAAGTCCTTGAGCTTTGGAAGTGAAGCCTAATTGGAATTTATCATTCTCGTAATATGTTTTTCCATAATGCTTAGATAGGGCTTTAGTCCATGGATCTAATAGCGTTATGACATTTGTTTGCTGTCTCACTGCTCCACTAGGTAGTAGAACTCTACTTATTAATCTAGTCTCTTTATCATACTCTTCCAAGGTAACATAACACTTATCTACAACAAAACCTGGTCCAGCTGTTAAAAAGTTTTCAACACTAAGCCTCGGATGTCCCATTGCATAGTTTTTTGGATCTGTCTTTTGGTCTGGGCTTATTGTGGTGTTTGTTGGAATAAACTGACCAATAGCGTTTCCTATATAACAACCAAGTATTGCTCTAACCCCCTCTATACCATAAACGCTACCCTTTACCAAATCCTGGATTGGAGTAACATCTACATCCTGATAGACGTTAACGTAATACTTTCCGCCTGCCTGCTCAAACTTATAAACATCTCTCGAAAAATAACCTCCCTTTCCGTTTGAGGAAAAATCTTGGGTATAATTAACATCCTTTATTACACCGGACTCTAACTGGTATGGGCGTGGATGCATTGTGTCTGCATTGTATCCGAATAAGTCAACTCGATTAGGTACCTTTAATAGTGTAGTATTTCGCTTTGTCATTTCTCTGACCACGAGCGTATCTACATCACCTTCCCAACCAGCTACACCCTCCATACCACTCCCGTTAGTGATAAGGTTTTTATAGAAGAATGTATCAAGGTTTGGATTAAGTACTTCAATTGTAATTGGTTCTGAAATTACCACACCTATATCGTTAGATATTTCACACGTGTAAGTTCCTGCAGAGATGGGTTGTATCTTTTCGAAGCGAATTACATTATTAACAACTCTAACCTTACTGCGTAGGGATGTTTGCTCAAATGATCTCAAAATACCGTCATCCAACTTCCATGTATAAAATAAGTCTTGATTAGCTTCTTTTATTATTGGAATACCATTTTCAACATTTAATACATTAGGTTGAACCGCTTCTATTTTTAGATCAAAAGTCGCACCAATAAGAACCTTAATAGTTCCATCTGGAAACTGATATAGAAACTTTCCTGAAGCATCAGCTGTTTGTGAAGCCTTGATTTGTGGGCTTGAAGCGTCTGCAATTCCTTTACTAATTATTGGAGGTTGGTTTATTATAACTGGTAATAAATCGTATGCTGTTTCATTTTCGTTAATACTAGATGTTGGTAATAGGGAAGCCACACTCCCCGTTGTAAAAGCTGAAATGCTATCGTCTAAATTACCATCTAATGTATTATCTAAATTTCTCATTGATTTCTTGAAACCTTAAATATCCAATCGTTATCATGAATTTGGTAACCAAAGCTACCAGAGTTTGGTACCTTCAGCAAAACCTTATAATACCTTTCTGGTTGGAATGCTTGTAATGGAAGGTGAAAATAGTTCCCATTATTATCACTACTTAGAAGTGTGTATTGACTAAAGTCTATAATTGCATCATCAGTTTGCGCGCTATATATAGCATACTGAACTCCTGCTGGGAGTTTATATCTGTCTAAATATGCAGACGAAGTTGCGAAGGTTACTACAGGGTACTTATATCTTGCTGCAAATGATATTCTTGGAATTGAATCCTCCTTATATTCGCGTTCGATGTTAGTCGAAATAATATTGTAAGGCTGATCTGTTGCTATTTGAGTAAGCGTTGTGTTATTAACACTCTCATTATACTTTGCCTCTAATACTGGTGAGTAAACTGTATGCGTATCCTTACTAAAGAATTTTATACTCTTGAAAGTTGATAAAGAACTCTCGTCTGCGTTTTGTTTTTTTATTATAAAGCCTTGAAAGTCAATTGAACCGGATTGGATTCTACGGACTATACCATTTACGTCCATATCTAGATCTGCAGCTTTATAACTAAAAGATTGTGATGCCACGGATGAAGTATACCATACCCCTCCTCCTTTAGTAGTAACCGAATAGGCAGTACTTCCAGCAGCATACGATGCAGTTAACCATGCAGATGCAGCTATAGTATCCCCCTCTCTATAGGTCCAACTCACTCCTTCTGTAGTCTCTGGTGAATTACCATATCGTCCAATTCCCATATTCCAACTCTGAGATATAGGATAACACTCTAGCGTGTAGTCTAGTGGTATTTCTTGCTCCTCTGTTGCGTATAGTTTTAGATTCCAAGTAAAGTTATTAGGATTGAGACCCAACTCAACTATACTAGCTGAAGCTTCTCTATAATCGAAGTCGATTAGTATTCTAGAGTTATAGCTACTAGTAGCCGCAACTACTTTTGAAAGCTCTAGTACAGCATCTAACCCCGTATTCTTACTAGGGTAGCGCTCATATATTGTTGCGTCTTTTTTTGGATAAAATCTTAGTACCATGTTAGAATGTTGCTATGCGTCCTTTAATATCGTTATCTGGGAACTTTACTTCAAATATTGCAGGATCTAAACTTGGGTAAATGATTCCATTTCTAGTTGCTTCTGATATATCATATATTACATTACTGTAATCAAGTAGTTCGTCGTTAATGTTTTTTATTCGTACGGCTGTTACTGTCTGAACTCCTGTCGCTTGTAGCAGTAGATTGTATATGTCTCCGTAAATTATTGGTTGTCCAATTTGCCACTTATCGATGTTGAAGAAATCCTTCAGTAATGTGATGCAATTTAATATGACCTCGTTTGCGTTAAAGCTAGGTAAAGCTATTACATCAAAGTCAACACCAATGTTAATAATGTAGGCGTCTCGGATATTAATACTATCCGTTAACATTCTATATTGTGAAAGGTATGTTTTTAAATTCTCCTTTATAGCTCTATTTGCTATTGTACATTGTTTTTGGTTTGTATATCCTAAAACATACATATTCATTGCTAGGGGATTAGCTACTGTGTCGTTTACCTCAGATGTGCCTATGTTCGCTTGCTCATCCGGAGTTATAAACACCTTCGCTACACTACCATATACGTTTGGCATTGCGTATGCTCGAACTATATAATCCTCTCTAGTTACAGCTCTGTTTTGTGATGTAAACTGTGCTAGTGTATTTTGTCTTATCTCATCTAGGGTTTCTTGACTTCTACCACCTATTGCAGCTGCTGGATTATTAATCGCCACAGAGTTTAAGATATTAGAATTAAGTACCCCAGTAGTTGCTGGAAAGTTGTTTGTGTTTGCGTTGATAGCCACAACCTCCGTAATAGTGTTGCTTGGAACATTAGCTGCAATTCCACCACCTACTAAGTAGGTAACTGTTAAAGTTGTATTTGAAGGAGCGATACCATAAGCTCCTGTAAACACTGGTGCTTGTGGATCTATAGAAGAGTCGATGTCATCCTTACCCGTTGGCAATGTTAATCCAATATTTTCTGGTGTTGCTAATAACTCCTCATCTGGTGATGAACTCACACCCGATCCGAATTGAACCTCTAAACCAGTCTCCGTTACTCGAGATACAAATCGACGGGGAACTCTTTTAAGTTTTAAAAGATATGGTGACTCTTCACTATACACAGCTGCATCTGGATCATTATATGATGTGTTTGTTACTTTTTCGAAAATAGTATCCTGAGCTAGATATGGCACTTCGTACCACGTATTTCCGTCTGCATCAACAATACTATCAATACCAATTAAGTTTGCTCCTTCTATTTGAAACTTGAAGAACTTCTGTGTTCCACTCACCTCTACATTAATTGTCTCAGGTTGAGCTGATATAGCTTTTACAGTCTTTTTTGCTAAGTAGTAATTAGGTTGATTATTATTATCAACCGTATACACAGAGATGTCTGTAGGAGAATATATGTTATCTACTGAGAAGTCAATATCCTCTTGAACCAAGAACTCCACACTACCTGCTGTACTTCTTCCTCTTAATCCTGCAGGAATTTTTAATGCGTATCTCAAATCGTGTACAACATTTTCTACACTTCCAGATGCAGGGAATAACTGGTATACATCCAAGTCTACTTGTGATGGTACGCTGATCTTAGGTTTGTATCCCATTGCAGAGGCTATGGATAGTATGTTTCTGCGCTCCGTAGCGTGAAGTAGTAGTGTCTCTTTAAATTGAGAATCTACATAGTAATTTAAAACATCTCCAACGTATGCAGCTAACTCCACAAACATCATTCCTGGTGATGCCTCATTAAAGTCGTTGTACGTGTCAGGATAGTAAACCTTAGTAAACTCGACCAACCCACTCTTTAGTGAATCGAAGTCCCTACCCAGGTACTTAATATCTTTTGACGTTTTCTTTGTTATGTTAGCCATTCTGTATTGTGTTTAAAATCTCAAGTTGAATAGATCTGGTATCCACTTGATTGCCTATTAAACCTATAGTCAAAAGGATATTGACACGGTTGGCATCACTATTATTATCTACTACAAGTTCTCTAATAAATATGTAAGGTAACCAATATTCGAAGCTGGATCTAATACGATTCTCGATATCTAAAACTAATTCGTCTGTTATGTTTTCAAACAAAGTGTTACGCAAGTCACAACCAAATTCCGGTTGCATTATTCGTTCTCCTCTATTTGTTAAGAGTAGGTTTTTTGCATTCGCCACAGCTTGATCTATCGATAGATAGTTCAATTTAAAAGAAGTTCCCGAACTTGAGTTCATAGGTAAATCAATACCAATCGCCGTGTTTGGTTCAAAATCAATCGGGTTTATTCTTACTTCTATTGCCATTAGTTACCCATTCTATGTGCATCAGCTGCTTTTAGCACTGCCGTGTAATCTTTCATAAACGCTCTTGTTGGATCACTATATCCACCCCCATCCGGTAACGGTGAATCATCATCCATCATAGCCGATAGACTAGACATACTTTGTACTCCCATTTGTGCATGGTCAGCTGTTAAGGCTCCACCATTCATATCTGGCCACTCATCATCCTGCATTGGATCGTTTATCATAGACTCATATGTTTCATTAAGTAATCCTGCCAACGGTCCTTCGAAGGTTGGTGGAGTGATTGCTGGTTTTCTAGTTGGAGCTGCTACCTTTGGTGTTTTGGCTGGCAGTCCTTGTCTTAGAGACGCGTTTAATCCTTGTTGTGTGGTTTCCTTTAGAAGTGGTTTAATTGTTTTCAATTCCTCTCTTACAATCGATCGAACTTCCTCGCGTATAACCTTGCGCATTAAATTTACAAAATCAGATGCTTTCATGTTGTTTTTATATATAAATAGTTACGTTTTTAAACATAACCGCTAAATGGAATCGGAACAATACCTGTGTTTGGTGGTGGGATTACTAGTCCAGCCATTAGCTTTAATTGATTTTCAAAACTAGCAGCCATCTCTTCAACCATAGACACAACTCCATCTTGTGGTAATGCTTTTATTGGTTTAAACGGTCCAATGTTTAGAGTAAGGTGATTTGTTCCAGTACTTCCTGTCCAAGTAGTTCCTGTCCAAAAAGCTCTAGCAGCCAATCCCAAGGCTACAGACATAAAGGCTGCTTCTACGTTAACAGCTTTATCTCTTATCCTCTCCAACTCTACCTCATTATTTGTTTTCCATTTCGCTAATACTTTTTTAGCTAACTCCTTCTGCTCATCAATAAAGAGCTGCACCTGTTTACCGATAAACTGTGTAACCCTACCAATAATGTCTTTGAGCTTTTTCAATAGAAACCTCACAAAGGATTGCTTTTTATCTAAGATGTTAAGAAATTCCTCAAGCATTGCAGTATGTTCTGGGTTTGATGAAATAGGATTATCTACATAAGTTCTCAAAGCTTGTCTAGTCTTTCCTAGGTATCTAGATTCTAGATCAACCAAAAATCCTACAACATCAGCAGACTCGAGTGCTGCATCTATACTTGTCATAAGCCTCTCATCACCAGTAACACTAATAAGTGCTTTACTTATTTGAGATGCATTTTTGACTGGTGTTCCCATTATTGATATCAACTCATTAAAACCAGCTACATACGGTGCTGCTGTACCTTTTAGTGATTCACCAAAACTTGTAAGCTCTCTTTTGATTGCGTTTGTACTGTCAGATTGTATGTCTTGAATTATAAGTAAAAATCCGTTAACTAGAAAATCTATCGACTGAAGTTGCTTTAATTTTTGATCAAAGTAATCTTTTTCTGCTTTTAATTTTTGAGCATCACCAGCTCCTGCTCTTTCTGCTTTAAACGCAAATATACCATCAATCGTATTCTTAATGAATGGTTCGTTTGCTGCGTAGTTGTAATTCTTATCTTGAAAAAGGTTTTTTGACAATCCTGCTGCTCCACGTGCTGCCTTTCCTAAAGCTGTTACCTGCTTTTGTATTGATTTAGCTTTTTCTTTTAACTCCTCTGCTCTAACCCGCTTTGCGTCTAATATTAGTTTTTTGTTTTGTGCATCTTCAATAGCTTGTGGTATCTTTCCTTGTAGTGGAACGAGGTTAAGTAAGTAAGTCTCAACATCCTTTTCAAAAGTAGCCACCTTTCGTTTGATAAGTGCTTTTACTTTTTCAAACAACTTCTGAGCCCAGCTGATCGCCTTCTTGACGTATGGAGTGATGTAAGATACAATGTCAACAAATAAGTCTTTTAACGATATAGCTACAGTTCCAGTAAACCTTCCTGCTTTAGAATACTTTACTCTGTTACCTGCTAGCACAGCTGCGTCTTTTGCCCATGCCACCTTCTTTCCTACTGAACCTTTTGATTCAGAAACCTCTTGTAGTAGGGTTAGTATCTCTTGTACGTTTGATACTAAATCTTCTATTGTAAGTTTATAAGCTAATAAGTTACCTCTCTTTAACTCAAACAAACGTTTGAAGGTATCCAAGTCTGTTTTAGCTTCAGCGATTACTTTTACTGCTGCATCAGAAAAATCTCCCAATCCCATTGTATTCATATAGTCGTAAACCTGCTCGGACGTTGGTCCTGGCGCTTGTTGATTTTTGGCTGCGTTTCTTCTTAGCTCCCTTGTTCGCTCCAAATCAGCAGTACTATCAATCTGCCTCTCATATCCTCGCACAAACTCTCCTGGATTAGTTGTACTAACTCTAGGATCCTCAAGTGGGTTAGCTGGAGTTATTGATTCTAAGTTTTGTGGTATTATAGGTTGCTCAAATCTCTTTGCTAGTTGGTTTTTTGCTTCGACAGAAAGATCTCTATACTTCAAGATACTACCTGCTGCTTCCTGCTTTACTATAATTAATTCACTTTTGATACCCTCAAACTCCTGAATTAAACTCTTCTCCAAAGAAGCTACCTTTTTTATAATTTCGTTAGACTTAGTTATTGCCTTTTGTAATGTTTGTAAGTCTTGTTTTTTCTCTTTCAGACTCTCTTCGTGGTTTGTACGGAAGTCTTGTACTCTATCTTTTACTTTAAGATAAAGTCGAGTATTAATACTATCATCTGTCTTAATGGTCAACTCCGTTACCTTATCTTCAACTTTTTGTTTGATCGCATCAATCTTTGGTTGAATGTACTGCTTTACCTCACGCTTTGCGTTATCTAATTCAATCTCTAACCTCTTTAATTCTGGTCGGACTAATCTCTCAACTACATCTAATTTCTCCACACCCCTATAAAGCCTAACTACTTTTGGATTCTTTCGCGACAGCTTGGCAACGTAGTTTAAAAAATTAGGTGGATCTAAAACAATATTAGACAGCTGTTCAAACGATAGTGCTACTTCGGTGATTTTATTCATAGCGTAAATCTTAGCATCGCTTGTGCTAGATAGAGTTCCTACATTAGTTACAGATCGAGATTGACCCTGCAACCTGTAAATTGCTTGTTTAGTTTCTCTTATTGTTTGAGGGATTCTAGCAAAATCATCAAAGCTTTCAACTTTAAAAGTCTTTAAACTATTAATAAGTCTTAACTCCTGAGCAAAAGTATTTTGAAAAGCCTCCTCATTTACTCCTAAAGCTTTAGACTCTTCCTTTAGGTTTTCAAATAAATTTTGAAGGTTTTGAATTTTATCCTTCTCTTCTTGAATTATTTCTTTTACACCCTCCAATACCTCCTTTACGTACGTTGGAATGTTTTTTATTTCAAGTCCAGCTGCCTTTACCTGTTTAGCTAAATCAGTTATTTCTTTCTTTTTTTGGTTAAGCCTATTTGTAGTGTCTACTACTGAGTTTTTAAGTCCTACAATAGCTCCCTTTGTTGTTGCAACATCCTTTGCCAAAAAATAAGCCTTCAATATTTCAAACATAGCACGCTCCTTTGCTGGGTTTGGTCTTACACCTATTACTCCAATTGTGAAGGGTGGTGGTGCTAATGGATTAAGTCCTGGCGCAGGTAGTGTTGGTGGTACACCCACTGGCATACCATCCTGTACAGTTTTTATATAATATGTAGTAATAGCGTTAGCAAAATCCTCTGCACCCTTTATCCTTCCTGCTATTAGGTCTTCGGATAGTGGTTTTGTAAATTTTGTCTCAAAGTTTAATGCCATAGCTTATGCTGTAAGAGTTCCTGCAAATCCCCCCGCTCCTTGCCAATCCGTATTAGCATATGATCCCCAAGTAGGTGATGTTTTAGATACAATCGCAAAAGGACCTTGACTTGAGTTCTTACCGCTCTTGCTAGGTTTGTTTGGTGGATAGTATTCCCAGTGCCATGCCTCAGATGATACTCCTCTAATAAAACCATAGCGGTGTGCATTTTTAGCTAACCACTCATAGTTTTTACCACCCGCTACTAATGCGTTTCCTGGATACGATGGATATCCACCGGTGTTTAAGTCTAATGCAATTCCAGATCCATGGTTAGAAGATCCTGGAGGAGCGACTGCAGGACTATAGGAGTTTGCTGATGCATTTAACCAAAAGTCTTCATTCTTATCTGGCTTTCTACTCTTTCTAATACTAAACTGAGTTGTAGGATTAAGACTTTTTCCAGCCTTAGTTTTTACTGGACCATTCAATGCAAATGGTGGTCTAAAAGCTGAACCTATTTTCAAGTCAACTCCTTCTTTCTTCGCTGCAGCTTTCATTGCTACATAGGCTGTTGCTACATCCTCTCTTACTAGATGATCTCCCTCTCCTGGAATAAGGACTAGTTGTATTAACTTTTTATTATTATCTGGAACCTTCTCTATCGCGTAGTCAAGGTTGCCTGGATTTTGAAACTCTGTTCCACCAGTAAGGCTGTTTGTTATAACCTTCTCTGTTGTAGTTGTAACGATGGATGGGGATAATTGTTGTTGTAAAAATATAGACACAACCTTTACTACACTCTCTACCGCCTTTACCTTTTTCTTTAAACTCTCAATGCCAACAAAATACAAACCTTGAGTCTGTGGGTTACCGTAAGGAAGAAATCCATAAAGTATACTATTATTATATATCCAATCTAAGACGTCTGGTTTAATATTTGGCTTAGGTCCTATCACTACTAAGTTTCCTGTCTGTCTAGGATCAAACCCCTCCCAATTAGGAAAAGGAAACACATTAAACTCCTCTTGTGAACTCCTAAACTCATTATAAAGGGGTGGATCAAAATCTCCACGCTTTAGAGTTCCTAAATACTTTGTAAGTTTTTCATAAGAGTCTGCAGGAAAGGTTGGTGGTGCTGGTGGTTGTGCTGGTGGTGTAGAGCCAGATGGTGCTGGTGCTGCAGATCCGGACGGAAGAGCAGATGCTGCCTTAACTCCTAGAATGTCCTCCATTTTAACCTTAACATCTAGCATAGATGCTATAGTAGGATTGTTGGGTGTTTTATTTTTAGCAGATTTTCTCAACTCATCTATAACTTCAAATTTTGATAAGTAGCTCTGTTCTACTTTTAATTCAATACCCTTATCTCGCTTCAAGGCTTCTGCCATAAGTGCAAAGTAAGTATACACCTCTGTATTTATTACAGCTGTACTTCCTGGCACTTGTCCTAGTTTACCGTTTAAGTTTGCCATATTATATTCCTGGTATATTATATAAATTATCCACTGAATCGTAGAATCCTGGTACATCTTTCAAAGGTGATGAAATTGGATTCGTTGGTGGTGGATTGTTTGTTACGTTTGAATCTACTACAGAATCTCCAAGTGCTGTTATAGTACCTACCAATTTAGTTGGATATGGAGTAACTTTTTCTGGAGCTGTAGGTGCTGGTTTAATTGTTTGCTGATGACTTACTCCATCTACGTAAGCATATGTACTTAGTAATTCTGGAATACGTGACTGTAAGCATGCCAACTCATATTGTGTATCCTCAAGAAAGTAAGCCTTTCCAATTGGAGTAATTATATTAGCATTTTTTAAAATCACTAACATATCATCCAAAAGCTCTGCCAACTTCGAACCCAACACTAACGGCTCGTAAGCTTGGTTTGGAATAGGATCAGATTTTGCCGTTGGTGGTTTTGGTACATTAGGATCATAAGACTCCCCTTTATTAGGAACTCCTAAAAATAAACCTCTTTCACCAAATAATGTAACCGAATCGCTACTATCTATGTTCACGGGACCAGTAGAAGCTATTGCTACGTTTTTTCCAAACAACATTAAGTAGTCTTTGTCAGCGTTTATTAAAACACGACTACTGTTGATAATAACTTGCCCAGTTGTTTTAGTGAAGTTGTTTACAAATAAACCTCCATCACCTCCACCTTTTATAGATAAAATCTTTTTTACAGCCTCCGCACCACCACCTGGTTTCTTACTTACCTCTTGCGAGTAAGAAAGATCTTCCATTGGATAGTCAATAATTGGGAGCTGCTGTACTTCTATTTCAATACTTCTTCCTACTAGATCTTGAGGATTAAATCCACCACTAGCACCACCCTCACCTTCTCCACCAAACCCACTTCCGGCTGCTGAAGTTCCTTTGAGAGCGGCCTCTAAGCCTCCTTCTGACTTTACTTTCTCAAGTATCTCTGAATACGATAATTGTGGCATACTTTTATTTTAACCTCCAGTAGGATAGTTTATTTTTAGCGATTCATATATCTTTGCCTTTTGAGTTAAAAACTCTACCTCCTTGTCATCAAACTTAAACATGCCAGTAGAGTTCTTATTAAAGATCTCATTAATTATGATACACATTTTTAAATCCGATGTTGGATTATTTATTAGTCGATTAAACCAACCCTTTCTAAAAACATTATTCTTAGAACCTGGGCGACTTATTCTATCATAGAATCCAATCTTAGAACCAAAGCATTCAACTGTGAATTGTGGCAACTTACTAGGACCTAGATCCTCAGATATCCACTTCACCCATCCTTCAGTTCCCATACGAGTTCTTCCATAACTCTTTTTTGCAACACCATCATAAGATGCTTTATCTGGACCAAATGCAGCTCCAGAACCTCCACCCCAACAAGTCTCGAACTGGATATATCCCAACCATGCATCCTCAGCCATTACAGCTATTGGATAGCCATTTGCTGATGAACATAAAAAGCTCCATATAAATAAGGAGGAAACTTTGTGACTAGAATTGAAAGTATACAGTGCACCTTTAACATGCTCACCTCTACGATCTCCACTATTTACGTTTGGAAACTGATCTGCCAATGCTTGCGCCTTTATTGCAATATTATCCAACCCAGCACGCTTTGTTGCATTAATAAAAATCTTATTATAATTACCTTGGAAGGTAGAAGAGATTACACCACGCATAGTGGGACCTCCAGAGTCACTAGGATGATCTACCCAACCTCCTTCAAACTTTTGAACTTGTGGTATTAGAAAGTTTTGTGCTAACTGCATCAAAGTACTTATTCTTATTCTGGGTTCGATACCAGCATCTCTTATTGCTCCTTCAACAAAACTCTTTACAATCTTTTCGTAATTTTGATCAATAAGATTCGTAATCTCCTGACACTTCTGCTGGAAACCACTTTGTATTATTGGTGGTGTTGTGTATGCCATATTGCTATTGTAAATTATCTTCTTCTATTGGACCTTCATCTTGAACGCCTTGTGTTGCTGCATTTGATCTATCTGTAGGATCGTCTCCGTGTGGAGCTAACTGCTGATGCACATCCTTGTCCATTTCAACAACTTTAGAGTACATTTCTTCGTAAAGTTTGCTAGTAGATTTTATTTGATCTTCCTTCTTGTCTGAGCTTGGTGATACTAAATAAGTCTCTTCCCAAGTTTTCATTCTCTTAGGTATCTGTAATTTTAATTCTATATTTTGAGTAGAACATAGGTATATCGATCCTTCATCCTTGCTAGGATCCTCCACAACATACATATCCTCTGGATCAGTCACATATTCGCTATTGACTCTCAATATCATAATTGGATCACCTGGATTACCGTAGCTCTTCCATGGCAATGCTTCGCTTCCTTTATCCCTCTTACCTTCTACTTTATTTGCAGAAGATCCCAATCGTATACTGTTACCAAAGCGACCTTGCAATATAAAATCTCCCTCAAAAGGTTGTACTTGTGGATATATTTTTACATCACCACCATCTCTAAACTCCTTAGGTTCTTTAAGTTTATTTACAAACCTCTTAGAAGCAACTACACTACTGACTGGCTTCTTAGACACATTACCACTGTTTGATAAAATGAAAGGAGTCTGGTTGGAAGTTATAATATGGTTAGTATTAACATTGAAAGCGTAAAAAGCTATTCGCTGTAAAGTTGTTGCATTTGGAAGTAAGACATCGCCAAAGGCTTCGAATATAATAACCTGCTCACCTGGTAATGGGTAACGACCCATTGATCTATCCATCGGCCACGCAACTGCAATTACCTCGTCTTCTACTTTGGTTCGAAACGGAGTTAAGTTTCCTACATCTCTGTATTTGATTTTTCCAATGTCGGCAGGATTCTCATACAAAGGAGAATCTTTATCAATGCAGACTTCCAACACGTGAGCCGGAACAATGCGCTGTTTCTGAATACCAGCTGTGACTGGATTCTGACTATACGGACCTTGAAGTAAATCAAACATTCCCATACTTATCCCTTATCAATTATTTCTTGAGCTTCTGACATCAATTGAGAGCGCTCTGCTTCAGATAAACCAAACTCTCCATCTGTAGGAGTCTTGGATGTGCTGATCAGCAACCTTTGAATAATTGCAGTCAACTTAACTAGATTGTCGTCGTTCTTTACAGAAACTTCTAAGTATTCCTTCACTAACGGTACCATGACCGAAGCATCTGTCATACTCTTGATCATTGGTTTAAGCTGATCAATCAATCCGTTAATTTGTGTTTCTTTCTTTTTTGTGTTGGTATATACATCCTGCAATAAATCTGAGAATGTTTTGTCTCCAAACAATAAACTATCCTTGTCCATTTGTTTTACTTTTATATAAATAGCAGTGAACAAAAATAGTACTAAATCCTAATTCCCGATGTATTCTTTATTTCGACTAGGTATTCTTGAAGTTTTTTTATTTGCACTCCCGCTATCCAAGAGTCACGATTCTCATAAAAACCTAAGTCGACAAGCTGCTGCTTATCGACCTCTCTAGGATTAAACTCATACGCTTCATAGTTAGCACCTCCACCTACTTCCTCCCAACAACTTATCTGGGATTCGATGAAGGCTTCCAACTCCTCTTTGTTTACTGCTATTAACATTAATAAGACTTATCTTTGGGTAAGTAGCCAAGTTGCAAATAATCGTTATACATTATTCTATACTTGTCTTTTAAAAACTTTACCATTCTCGTAATTTGTTGAGTATTTGCGTCAGACATTTCTCTTACATAAATGTATAAAGCTTTTTTATTGAACAACTCTATTGTAGCTCTTGTTTTAAACAAATGCAATATTGCATAAGCTAAAACCTTATCACCTTGCTTTGAGAATGCATCCTCTATCTTTTCATCCCAGTACTCAACATACTTATCGATAAAAGTTTTTAACTGCAACTCACGTTCTTGATCTTCAAGGTAGGTTGTACCCATTACTAAGTCACTTCCAATATCTAAACGATCGTGGCTTAGAAGCTTTTTGTAGTTGTTTTTATTTTTTAAAATACAAAAGTTTTTAGCTACAATACTAAAGTAACTAAAAGCCTTTCCATTTGCTTGCTTAAATCTAGGTAGCTTCTCTACTAGGAAACTTACAACTTCATGCTGCATTTGCTGCATTGATTGATCTCCAGTATAGTAAAACTTGAACGTGTGAATAATGTTTTCTACTAACTTCTCAAATGCTGGTTGAATACCCTTTTGGTATATTCTACTTCTCTCAAAGGTGTCTTCAGTTTCGTTGTATTTTATAATCTCTAAATCAACCTCTGGTCCAAAGTATAATCTCTTAGTCTTTGGTTTTCTCGTCTTCTTGATCTTCTGCTGTGTTGACATATTTTGTTATAAATTGGTATAAATCATCGATTGACTCATCGATATCTTTGAAAATAAATCCTACTTCGTCGTCTGCCTTAAATGCTCCTAAACGATCCACCTCCTCTAATCTCTCACGCGTTTGCGTAAATCTCATAAACAAAACAGAAATAAACCGAACATACGTTTCACAATACTCTGCAGCTCGTTCTGCTTTTTTCCAGTTTGCATACACTAGATAACCTAGCAACACAATTACGAGACTTAGTATAATAATTACTGCCACCATTAGTCAAAAAGTTTTCCAAACACGTTTAATAAATCATCCTTCTCTTGTTGAGATAAGTTCTCAGGAATTGACATACCTTTCTTTGCAGGTTTAATAGATGTCTTAGGTGCAAAGCTTTCTGCTTGAGGTTGTTTTGCCATTAAGTCTTTTTCTACCTTTGAAGCCATCATATCAGCTTGGTGTAAAATGTAAGGTAAGTTGGTTCGTAAAGCACTCTCTGGATTGTAATTTACGTAGTAAGGCTTATTAGCTTCCTCATACATACCATCATGCAGCTTAATACCAAACCATTCATTCTCTGAAACCTTGATACCTCTATCAGCTAAAAGCTTTAAACTTCTATCAGGAACTGTCATGAATGAATTTGCTGGATTGTTGGTATATATCTTACCTTGGTTCTTTCTATGCCAGTCTGACGGGTTAGGTATATATTGCTCAGAAGCTTCTGTACCAATCTTACCTAAATCATGATTAAGGGCTGCAAACACGAGCTCTTCTACTGTATGATTCATATTTGCTCCATAAGCTTCCCACATAGTATTCACAGCAATTGACATATCAATAACTCTAATAACGTGATCTACATAACCTCCTGGGAAGCAATTGTGATAGTTAATATTACCACTTGCTGGCATCAATAATAAACGCTCTTCGTGATCGTTATAAAGTTTAAGCAATTGCTCTTTTCTTTCACCTTCGAAATGCTTATCAATATAGCTGATAAGCTTATCAAAATTCTCTTGTAACTGTTCTGCTGTAAGATTCATATCTTATATTAGTTTTTGTAACTGTTTAATTTGAGACTCTATTTTCTTACGATAAGTCACTCTCGTTTCTTTTGCTAATTCCTTTTTAAGCTTAACTACATTAACTGAAGCCTCTTGTTTTTCTGCTTCACGTTGTGCTTTGCTCTTTTTAACTTTAGGTTCTTTTACTGCAATAGGAGTTGGAGGTAGTGTACCTTTTAATTCAGGTTGTTCTACTCCTTTAAAGTATACTACACCACTCTCATGTATAAACTCTTTCATGAATCTCCATCCTTTTGGATATCCCACTGTCTTCCTTTTAGGAGCATCTTCAGGATGCCAGTATAGTTCCATAACGCACTGAAAGCAAGTAACAGCATTTGCAGTTGGACTGCAGTTATGTACATCAGTACCACAAACTTTACATTCAAGGGTCTTACTCTGTGTTCGAGTATAAGGTTTTACTTTTGTTGCCATATAAGGTAACTATAGTAATAAAATCTTAAAATTGCAACTTAATTTGGAGAGCTTACCTGGAAAGGCATTCTTGTATCTATTAATGCAGTAAACCACACCTTACCATTAATGGTGTGTCTTGATTTGTGAATTGGAATGTCTCCATGTACATTGTAGGAATACATTACAGCTTCTTTTAAAAGATTTCTTGATCTGCTGTATACAAAAAGAAGATAGTCCTCTTCCATATAAAATACAATATTCTTATAATCTACTGTAGGATCAAATTGATGCTCGATCTCTGCTAGTAGCATGTAATCTTCTACATAACAGTCGTAGACGTACTTTCTATCTAGCTTGTTGTAGTGTAGAGTGGTTTCAAAAAGAGGAGCTTCCCCGTCGTGCAATACTTTACGCGCGCGAGCAAGCTCCTTTGATGCATTTGCTAAAAACTTAGATTGTACTAGATGTTTGTAGCAGTTCATTTTATTAATCTTTAGTTGTAGCAGGTTTTTTACGACGACCTCTACGTGCTTTCGGTTTTTCTTCACCTTGCAATACAACACGAGCTTCTACTGCTTTTTCAGCTGTCTTAGCGATCGTATTGATCTTGTTACGTGACTCAGCTAAAGTTAACGCACTTCTCAAGTCATTAGTTTGAGTAGCGGACGTAGCTAGTTGATTAAGAAGTTTTTTCTTTTCTTCTTGTAGTTTAAGGATACTTGACCCAGCTTCTTCCGCAAACTTCTCCGTAGCTTGGTACTTCGCTTCAATATCCTTTTTCTTATTTACTTCCTTCTTATAAAGGTAAATAAATACTCCAGTTAAGATTAAACTGGAAACTGTTAAAATTGGTGCAACCATAAAATTTAAAGTATTA